GCTATGAGCGAAAAGACTAAGGATGACCGTAATGCAGTTGTTACTTGTGGGATTACGCCTTCGGCTCGATGCGTAGTACTTGATGCATGGGGTAAGCGGTGCACGCCGCTTCAGGTAATTGATAAGTTGTTTGAAGTCAAAGCAAAGTTTCATCCTCGCGTGTATGGAATCGAGGGAGTTGCGTATCAAAAAGCACTAAAGTATTTTGTGCAGCAGGAAGCATTGCGGAGAGATACTTATCTTCATATCCAAGATCTTAAAGCTCCTGGCCACGACAAGAAACATATTAGATCAATTCAGCCAATAGCCGCCACGGGTAGGTTGTATATGCTACCAACACAAATGTTGCTTCGTCAGGAGCTAGCTGATTATCCACTTGGTGAGTTTGATGACGTTGCGGACGCAATGGGGCTGCAGTCGCAGTTGTGGCGTGGTCAGATGTCGAACGAACGGTGGGAGAAACTGCGGAAGCAGCAACAAGAGATGGTTCGTAAAGTAATGAACAAAGAGCGCTATGGAACTGATACGATGCAGTCATCGAGTGCCTTTGACACCGACGACGAAAACCAAGATGATCTACCAGGTAAACCGCTTGAGCGCCACATGCGTATTGCGTCCTAATACAAATTTGGATAACTATGACAAATGGAGAGATAATAACTACTACTGGAGTAGGGCTCACGATTATCGTGCAGGCTAGCGCACTTGTCTGGGGAGCATCTAAAATGTCAAATAAAGTCGATAACGCGGTAGAAGAATTTAAGGGTCTTCGAACTGATTTCAAGGAATTTTTGGTGACACATCGCCATTTGGAACTTAAGGTTGAACGGCACGATGCGGATATTCACACACTTAAAGGAGACACCAATGCTTAGATTTCTGAAGTCCAAGACTGTATGTGCAGGGCTGTTGGCTGGCGGAACGCATATTATTCACACACTTGCACCACTAGCAACAGCAGGAGTTTTTGGCGAGAAGGTTCGAGGAATTGTCACTGGTCTTGCTATAGTCCTCGGCACAGTTGGTATCAAAGATGCGATTGTCAAAGCTGGCATACCGAGGTAGTAATGGCTAAATTTGGTAAATCCTCGCTGTCGAATCTCGCTGAATGTGATGCGAAGCTCGTGGCTGTTCACGAGTTCGTCATTGAGCACTACGATCACTCTGTCGACGATGGGGCAAGAACGCTAGCCGAACAAGCTAAGAATGTCGCGAAGGGAGTTAGCAAAACAATGGAAAGCAAGCACTTACCCGATTCCAACGGAAAGTCACAAGCTACTGACTCACGACCTTTTCCACCGCCTGATTGGAGCAAAGTAGAAAAAGCTCTTGCTGCCGTCCGAGCGGTTGACCCAACGTTGGGATTGCTTAGATTTTATCACTTTCAAGGTTTTGTTAAAGGAGTCGCGACTCACATGGGTGTCTCAATTCGTCAAGGGATTGATTGGGACAGCGACAACGATCTCGCGGACCAGAGTTTTTTTGACTTGCCTCACAACGAACTAAAATAGGAGAAAACAATGGTCAGAGCAAAGTTCAAGTTGAACAGCTACACCACGGAGTTGCACCAGTCGTATCCGCACCTGACGGAGGGGAAGCCGGACTACAATCGCCCGGTTCCGATGGAGAAGCGAACGCTCAACTTCACTCCGGTCTACTCGGTTGATCCGACGTCCGAGAACAAAACCTTTTGGGACGCGACGCCAAGCGGCAGTCTTCAGTTGGGTGTCGTGAACCCGGAAGCGTGGAAGTACTTCGAGCTTGGGAAGGAGTACTATCTCGATTTCTGCGTGGCGACGTAATAAGAGTCAAGTATTCTTTCCCTACACAAATCTTTCACTTCCACACCGGACCCGGCACTCCACGAATCTCTTTCCATGCACAGCGCAGTTTCCGGTCCTTCCACGCCCACGGACTTATTACACCACCATCCCCCTTGACCTAGATGCCTAGCTACGAAGCTGATGATATAGAGTTTGAAGCTGACAGCTCAACGGTTCAAGCAGTTACTGAAACCGAAGGTAAGCTAAGGCCTACGAGAGACCCATATCCTCCAGCAAAGATAAAGATCAGCAAGGAAAATGAAGAGAAGCTATCAACTTGGCTTGACACGTGGTTAGAGTCACTTATCTCTGCACAACAATCTAAAATTACTCAGTGGGTCGAAGAAGAAAGAGACTACCGAGCTAAGACTAAAGGTCCACAGCAAACTCCTTTTGTTGGTGCTTGTGGTGATGTCGTTCCAGCGATTGCAATGGCAGTTGATCCCATTCATGCTCGACTCGACACAGGTATTTTCAAAGCTGACCCAGTTGTAGTAATGAAAGGTATTAGAAAGTCAATACTTTCATATATTCCCGCGCTTGAGCATCTTGTTGAATATTACCAAAAGCATCGAGTACAACTTCGTCGTGTTGCTTCGCCTCGTATTCTTGAATGTACGAAGCATGGCACGATGATGTTTAAGACAGTCTATGATCGTGACACGTCCAGCATTCTTACCTACGACTCATCTTGGAAAGTAAGCAAGCAAACTGTCACACGTTTTAGTGGTCCTCGTACTACTGGCATTAGCATCAATGACTTCTTTTTTCCTCCTTATTTTCAACATGTTCAAGATTGTCCAATCGTAGCTGAGCGTTTTCGTGCTAGCTACGAAGACCTTCGTGTTGCTGAAGAATCAAAGAAGTTAACTGATTGTGCTAAGGTTCTAGGTCAAGAGATGAATCTTCGCACTGAGTTTGAAGAAGAGCGAGCTATCTCGGCTAATCATCAAGACCCGATTTTTCGCTCTGGTATGATGCTTGAGCTTTTTGAGTGTTGGTTTAAGTACGACATTGACAATGACGGTATACCAGAGTCAATGGTAGCTACCTATCACCGTCCGACACAAACTTTTCTGCAACTTAGATACAATTGGTACTTTCATCAACGTTATCCTTACACCGTCATCCCGTATGCGATTACTAACGATTCAATCTATGGCTTGGGCATTTGTGAGATGGTTAAACCATTTCAAGACATGCTCACCAAGTGGCATCGTCTTGCACAAGACAATGCTTACTTGTCCAACATCGTTATGTTTATCGCCAGAAAAGACTCTGGAATCGAAGCTAATCCTAGCCTCTACGGAGGTCGGACCTTCTTTGTTGATGACCCAACTAAGGACTTCAAGCCATTTAGAGCAGGCGACACCTATAATTCTACACTACAGGAACGACAAAACTTATTTGGTTTGGCTGAAAAACGGACAGGAGTCAGTGATTACCTTACCGGACGTGAATCTCCTATCGTGGGTAGCCGAGCAACAGCAACATCTACCCTTGCATTAATTCAAGAAGGAACACGTCGTGTCGAAGAAGTCCTCGAAAACATCCGTAATGGTTTAACTGAAATCATCGAGATGTGGTTCTACATTTGGTTTCAGTACGGTCTTGATGGTCTCGACGATATGGTCTTTGCAGACGATGAGACTGGCATAAAGATTAAGGATTTCTTTGATAATGTTAAAGTTGAAAATATCAACGGGGCATTTGCAGTTGACTTAACTGCTACCGATGCGGCTAATAATCGTTCTGTTCAGCAACAGCTTCAGCTTTCAATTATCCAAGTTATGATGAATTACTTGGAGAAAGTACTTCAAGCTGGTAGTAATGGCCTCCAAGCTATTGCGACTATGCCAGAGTACACCGAAATGGTTGGTGAAGTAATGACTGCCTCTCGCAAGATGTTCCGTGACTTGTTGCAGAAGTACGACATTCGTAATCCTGATGATTATCTTCCTGACCTAGAGAAATTCTTGCAAGGAAAATTAAATGCCTCAAGAGCAGTTGGAGAAGGAGCACAAGGAGGAGCTGAGGGAGTTCCTGGAGGAATGGGAGGCGGGGGAGCCGTACCTAATGTGGCTCCGTCGCCTGCGCGAGTTGAAGGACCAGAAGTCCCGACTTCTGCTGCAAGCTCGCAATTTAGAGGAAGTATTCCGTCTGCAGGGGGAGTGTTTGGGTCTTGATTTAGCAATCGCTGCGCTTGGCGACCTCAAGCGAGAATTATCAACTTAAGAGGAGAGTCCCCTCATGGGCACATCAGCACAAGAAGTAACAATGGAAGAAATGGAGGACTTGGCTAAGATAGCTGAAGCCGAGACTTCAAAAGCTGGCGCAACGACGAAGCTTGAAGCTTCTGATGTTCCAGACGCACTTCGTGGTAAGACAGTTGATTCGCTAATCGAAACTAATCGCAGACTCGAAGAATCTTTGCGAATTAGCGAAGATGCTCGAACTGCACTTCGTCGCGAAGCGCATACTGTCACAGACCGCCGGGAGGAAGCAACAGAAGACCCTGCGGATAGGATGACTCGTGAAGAATTTGAGGAGTTGTACAAAACCGAGCCAATGAAGGCGTTGGAAATCTATGATAGGCGACTGACTAAGTCAATTCTTCAGAACGTAGAAGCTCGCTTTGGGTCATTGAAAGCTAGTGCTGCATCAAGTCAACTTGAACATGCAAAAGCTAAGCACAAAATTGAGTTCGAACTATTCGAGAAGGAAATTATGGAGGTAGCTCGGCAGATCGAACCAGACGTTTTGGCTACTGAAAAGGGTTGGAATGACATTATTCGCTATGTTCGTGGTCAAGATGACAATATCGACAAGTTTGTTGAAGCTAAATCTGGTCGTACTCGTGAAGTTGCCCGTGAAGAAGCTGTCAAATCAACTGGTTTTACCTCTCGCTCAGACGTTCGTGCTACTGTTCGCACAAACGAAGACACACAAGGTCTTGATGAAACCGAACGTCGAATCGCCCTCAACCAATTCTCTGATCTGCAACCTGAAAAGGCCTATGCCGAGTATCTTAAGTGGCGTGGGAAGGCAGAATAGGTAACATATGACTAATCCAACTATCGAAACACCAACAACTGCAGATAGAAAGGCAGTTATCACTGAAATTAAAAAGAAGCTTGATCGTTCGGAAGCGAAATCGACTCCGGGCGCTGCAATACTAGCCCCCAAGCAGAGGTTGCTTGATGCACGCGACGTTGAACGTAGGCATCCTGACAAACGTGTGCGTTGGGTTAGTTTGAAAAATCCTGACAAGATGCTATCTCGTGAAATGGAAGGCTATAGCATTTTGCCAAAGGAAGAAGGTGGTAAACGCTTAGGCGAGGACTTGGTGCTAATGTCAATTCCTCGGGAGCGTTACGAAGCGCGGGTTAAAGCTCAAGATAAGCTTACTATGGCTCGAACAAAGCAACACAAAACCGAGATGGTAGCCTTGGCTGAGCGACTAGCTCGTGAGCTAAAAGATGCACACGGTATCGACATCAACGTCGATCGCCTACTCGTAAATGAGGACTAACTATGGCTAGTAATTTCCCGATCCAGGTAATGGGGACTTATTCGCCTGACAGGGTTAGGTATCTTCCTGTAAAGGCGGCTGAGACTTTCATTATCGGAGCAATGGTAAAGCTTTCTTCAGGTGAAGTAACGGAGTGCGGTTCTGACCCGAGCGCTTGGACAGGTCT